CACGCCCGACGTGCCGGATCCGGTGATGGTGGCGCCGGAAGTGGTAAGCGATGTAACTGCGGCAGCGAGCGCCGTCGTCGGCGCGAAGATTCCCGGCAGGAAGCTCCAGACCTGAGAGAAGCTGAAACTGGCCGTGCCAGTCAGATTCTGCAGGACGATGATTACCTTTCGGTTCGCTGATCCCGTGAAGGGATTCGTGACAACAATGCTTCCGGACGTCGAACCGTTGATGGTCGATCTGGCGGTCACCGGGCGGAACTGGTAAGCGGAGACATAAGAGGGTGAAATCGTGTTGACTCCCGCTGCATTGGTAACGCCGATCGGATTAGCATTGTCAGCTCCAGGTATCAGCGCGCCGCCGTAGCCATTGCTGATATCCCAGCGGAGAACTCCGTTGAGGTTGAACTGAATGTCACCCGCTGCCTGCATCTGCAATGCGCCTGGAGTGATCCAGTAAGACGCGCCGGCCCCTGCCACGATCTGCAGCCATGACGTTGCAGGGGTTGTGGCGCTTATAAAATTGAGCGCCGGAACAGCTCCGACCAGATTCAAGCCGCTGGCCACAAAGCCAGCATCGGTTGCATTGCCCAGAACGTTTGTGCCGGTCCAGACTGCTGCTGCACCGATCTTGCCGCCGTTGGTTCCCACGACCGGAGTCGTCGGCGCATTAACCGAAGGTGTCATTTTTGAGTTAGCTCCTTTGGATTCAGGGAACGATGATGCCGCCGACTACGCTTGCGCCCGCTGCGACGGCCTGCGCCAGCGTGCCGGTGAAGCCGCTTCGTTTGGTCAGGCTCACGTCGACGCAGGCGAACTGACCCACCTGCACGCCCACTTCGCCCGATTCGACGCCGCCATACGACTGCAGGCCGGTGGTCGAAAGAATGGAAGCGGCCGTCAGAAGATTGAAAGTAGGATTGTCTTTGCCGGTGACGATGCCGGCGAGGTTCGTCTCAAGCGCCGAGAGCGACGCGTCATCGATCGTGTAACCTTTGGCCACCATCACCTGGGCGAGCGCCGTGACGAACGTCGAAAGCTGATAGAACAGCTTGTTCGCCGTGGGTGAAGGAAATGTGGCATTGGTCGCAATGCCATTGACGCGCAGCGGATCGGTCTGATAGACAGCGTCCGGATCCTGATTCGCTTCAGAAGGGTTCCACTGTAAAAACTGCCCCATGGTTCAAAGTCCTTTCAGAGAAAGTGGCCAAGATCGAAACCGGCGACATAAGGCGTCGATTCATCGAAGCCGAAGACCGGCAGCGTGGTCGTAGCGAGCGCGTAAGTGTAGAGCACTGCCTGCGGCCGCGGCACAATATAGCCGTTCAGAATCAGGTCGATCAGGATCGAGCTGAAATCGCCGCCCACGGTGACCGTCGCGGTCATGTTCATGTGATCGAGCAGTGTGATCGTCCCGCCCGGGAATACCGTCTGCCAGAAGGGACCGAGTGAGCCGATCTGACCGTCCCAGTGATTCTGGAAGACGCGACACTGGAGCACTTGCCGGTAAGTATTGTCGTCGAGGATCGGGCTGATCGTCGAGACGATCACACAAGTGAAGCCGGTGCCGTGTCCTCCCGACGTAGGCACGCTGGGCCCGCCGAGCGCCGAATAGCCATTGCCGGGATTGACGATCTGGATCGTGCTCACCGATCCGCCTGAGCCGATGGCAGTGACCCGCAGCGTGCCATTCTGCGCGCCGGTCTGAATGACCGTAACGATATCCCCGACGATATAGCCTGTCCCGGCGCTGCCTGTGGTAGTGCCGCCTCCCGGCGCAACCGAATTCAGTCCGGTAGGCTGGAAGCCGACGAGCCGCGTCTGACCGACGATCACGCCGATCACGTCGAGCTGCGCCCCGACGGCGGCCGGCAGATAGTAAGCGTTGAGTATCTCGAGGAGCGCCGCCGTCACGTCCTCGAGATACTGCAGGTTGTCATTCAGCCACGTGAGCATGTTGGGTGCCGGGCCCTGATACTCGGAGGTGACGAGCCTGAGATAGTAACTGTTCGGCAGCGCGAACGGCGCGGGCGGAACCGGATTGGGAACCAGAGGCGAAGACATCAGACGAGGGTGACGATGATGTTCGAGGAATTAGTCTGCGCCGCCTGCGCGAAGCCGATCACGATATCCGACCCGGGCGGATTGACGTTGACGACGCTGATCGGCACGTTGACGCCGGTCACGACGGGAGCCTGCGAGAGCGTCACGTTCAGACCGGCGATCTGCAGGATCGTCGTATTGGGGAGGATCCCCGCGCCGATCACGACCTGGCCGTTGATAAGGCCGATAGTCGAAGGCACGACGATGACGGGATTAAGCGCGTTCAGGTCAGCGGTCGACGGCGTGCCCACGGCGAACGTTCCGTAACTCAGGCTGCGGATGGCAAAGGTCGGATTCTCCGGATTGGCCCGCGCATCGAGCGCGGCATTGATCAGCTCGCCCGCATAGACGTCCTCGCCGATACTGAGCCCGCTCAGATAGAGCAGCACGTTCGCCTGAATCGCAGGCGGGACGGCCGAAGTGTAGCCGCTCAACGGATGGATGTTGTAAGAAACGTAGACCTGCAGATAGGTCACGCCTATGTAAGAGATCGGCAGGCTGATACCGCCGTTCGAAGGATCGACGATCGAGCGCGTGATCGGAGTGGCCCCGCCGAACGTGTTGCAGCCGATGCCGCGATGGTCGTAAATCGCCTGACAGACGGCCTCCGGATCGCCGCCTTCGACGACGCAGCAGATCGAATGCGGAGGGATCCCGTTGACATCGGTCGAGTTCGTCGGATTCTCATAGACCTGAGACCGGGTGACGTTGGGGACGGCGGCGATTGCCGCCGCGGTGCCGGCGAGAGTAGTAAGCGATGGCTGAGCTTGTGAGCTCAGCAGGCGGGCGCGGTATTGCGAATCCGCCTCGACCGGCAGGCCCGCCGTATTGGGATACACGCCGCCGACTGCGACGGCGACCGGATTAGTGACGCTCGTCCAGCCCGCCGTGGGCGTGGCTATGGTCGTGATCGTATTCGGATCCGCCGTGACGATGCCGAGCAGCTGGCAGGTAGCCGTGGTCTGCACCGTGCCGCTGCCGGTGATCTGAATCGAGACGGGCAAGGCCCAGAAATTGCCGACCTGGTCTTGTACGAGCCCGTTATTGATGATCGCGCCGGGTGTGCCGGTGATAGTCAGTGAAACCGTGGACGAAGTCGCCTGTTTACGCGCCGTCCCGATCAGCACGCCGCAATTGTCGAGCGCGACGCCGGTGGCATAGAGCGGATTGAGCGAGACGAACACCTGCTGCATGGCCGCGTTCGCATCGGAGTACTGCAGCGCGCGGATCGACGTGTCCTGATAGTCCGCGGTGTCCGGACCGACATAGTTCGACTGGCCATAGATCGCCAGAAACTGAGTGAGCAGGTTCGACAGAATTTCCGGCTCGAGCGGAATCTGCAGGCCGGCCGGACCGACAAAAGGAGGAACGTAAGATCCCATATTTCTTGCTTTCAGCGGCGGCGCGCGCGGGCAGGTGAGACCGCGAGCGCACTGCTTTGCTGGTTGATGACGGCCTGATTGCCCGGAGTGCCGCTGACGCCGATGGTGCCGAAAGCCGTGATCACGCTGCACGAGAACGTGTAATGCCGCGTCGACGGGCCATAGGTGACCACCAGATTCTGGACCCCGATCACAAAGGGAACACTCAGAATGCGCTGCCTCAGAATGAGGCCGACGCCATCGGTGGTGTTGGGAACGCCGAGGATCGACTGAAAGACCGGCGTGCCGGTGTTGAGCGACTCCCACCACTCGCCCTGCAGCAGCTTGAGCGTGGTCCCGATGATCTGGGCGACCGCTTCGATGTCATAGATGAAGTTGGCGAGAGACTGGCCCCGGCCGGGATCGCCATTCTGCAACGCGCGTACCTGAATCGAAGGCATCAGACCACCGGTCCTGTGGTTGACCCGCCAGACTGCACGCCCGAGTGAGCGTGCGGCAGGAACGGTTTGCCGTCGATCGTCGTCTGCCCGCCGGTCGACTTGATCGCTACAGTCTCACCTTCGACGGACAGGTTTCCGGAAGCTTTGATGTTGATCGCGCCGGACGCGGTGATCGAGACGTCGCCCGAGTTACCGAGATCGATGACAACGCTTTGATCGTCATTGCGCAGCTGCGCCGAGTCCGTCGACCAGCCGGTGATGCCGGTCGGTGTCGAGCGCAGGCCGAAGATCGCCATCGCGTCCGAGAGTGAGTGGCGCCGGAAGCTGATCGGAGCCTGTACGCCTCCCGACTGCCACCAGGAATCGATACAGGCGTCAGCAAAGACGAGCAGGCATTCATCGCCCTTCACGATAGGCAGAGTGAGCGACCAGCCGCCTCCGGAGGGCAGAACGACCGGGATCGATTCGATAATCAGTCCCGGCACCAGCTTTACGACCTTGACATCGATCGGCGGCCCGGCAGGCCCGTTGAGGTTCATCTGGACCGGCTCTTTGATCGCGATCTGAACCGAGACTGTCGCCGGCGGCCCGGGCTGAAAGTCTTCGACAATGGCCGGGATCGCCACGCGCAGCGATTGCATGATCTTCTTCGCGTGCTGATCGAAGCGTGAGATCGAGCGCAGGATGCGCTGGGATATCGGAAGCCCGGGATCCTGATCGGCTTGCGCGGTGACGTCAACAGTGAAAGTGGGAGTGCCCGAATCGGGAATGACGGGATTGTCGCCCATGAGTTAGTTCGCTGCCGGCGGTGCTGATTTATCGTTCTCGACGATTTGCGCCCAGAAATTGGAAGTGACCGCGTGAATTTCCGTGTACCAGTCCTGGCCGCGCGTGTCCCCGACATAGCTCAGCCCGATGATGAGATAGACACCGGCTCTGTTCGGGATCGGATTCAATGCCGCGGTCTTCGTGACTCCCTGGCTGATCGGAAAGGGGTTGACCAGAGTCCCCGGAGCCAGCCCGACCGTGTCGCCGATGAGCGGCTGCGCGTCCATCTCGACCCGGAAATCGAGTCCATCCTGCGTTTGTTCCGGCGTGCCGATAATAGTCTGCTTGATGACGTTGCTGACAACGCCATTCGGCATGGTGGCTTGCACACCGGGCGGACTATAAGCCCAATCGGGAGCGGTGTTGGGATCGAAATTGACCTGGCGCAGGTTCACGCCGCCGCCGCCGCCGTGCGGCGAGACCCAGAACAGCATGTTATTGTCCCGGGC